GCATATACACTGGACGTTAATGGCGATATAAACTTTTCAGGTGACCTTTACCAAGACGGACAACCATTTATTAGTGGTTCGTCGTTCACTTACATAACGGAAGAAAACGCGAACGTTATAATTGGTTCAAACCTTACGATAAACTCGTTAGGGTCTAATGTACTTACCGTATCTGGTAACATATCGGCCAGTTCTATAACAATTGGTTCTATAACTTTGTCGGCTTCTCCATTTGATTTTGATGATGTCGTGAGTCAGGGGAATACAACTTCAAATGTTATTCAAACCGGTGGTCTATTATCAACCGGAAACATAACATCACAAAATATAACACTTACAAACACGGATATAACAGCATCGTTAACTGATGGAACACTTACGATAGATGCTAAAGAAAAGACGTATGGTACAGCACCACTTGTTGTTGCGGAGAGTACTATTTCGTCCCTTGTATATTCGAATCTTATTACAGGTGCGCAAATTGTCGTACCAATACTTGCAAGTGGTGGCGCTCAGGCAATATCAGCAACGCTAACAAATGTTAACTTTTATACCATGACTTCGGATGTATCTATAGCACAAGATAAACATGGACTTCTCACACTTTCAAACCTGTACGGAAATATTTATATGAATGCGATCGCATTTTCGTGAGTTTAAAAAAATAAAACCTTACTATAATATAAAATATGTCTGGAGGTATTGCCCAACTCGTCGCTGTCGGTGCTCAAGATGCACATCTCGTCGGCCAACCTGAAGTTTCTTTTTTTAGATCCAACTATAAACGTCACACGAACTTTGCCCAAACTGTCGAAAGACAAGTTATCCAGGGCAATCCATCCGCAAACGGTATGTCGACCGTTCGATTTGAAAGAAAGGGGGATATGATTGGATATGTCTATATCGCCCCAAATAACGGTATTCAACCTCTTCAGTTTTCACCAGCCGAATGGGTCGGTGCTATTTCTAAAGTCGAGCTTCTCATTGGTGGACAAGTCATTGATGAACAAACGTCGGTATTTTCCCAATACATCGCTCCGTCGATCTTAGCCCAGAACTTGACTAAATCTACGTCGGGTTTTGCAGAAGCAGCTCTCAGTAAGTTTTACCCACTCAGATTTTCATTTTGCGAGAATGCCCAATCGGCAATACCTTTAATCGCTTTACAATATCACGATGTTGAATTGAGAATCACGTGGGGAAGCGCTCTTCAAAGTGCCAAGTTTGAAGTGTACACACAATTCATTTATCTCGATACCGATGAACGTTTGGCGTTATCCTCCATGCCACAAACCATGGTTATTACCCAAACACAAAAGGCGGTCGCCTCGGGTTCGAGAATCCAGGAACTCAACTTTAACCACCCAATCAAGTGTTTAGCGGCCGCAGACGGTAGTGTACTTGCAATTGCAGGTGTGACTAACAAGATCAAGCTCCAAATCAATGGTACGGATGTGACCGATTTCAAGTATACCGATCCACACTACACCGCGATCACTTCGTATTATCATACACAGTCTTCAAAACCAGAAACAATAAACGGTTCCGAAACGGGTACTAACAGTAAATTCTTCTTGTATCCATTCTGCCTCGATACATCCAAAATCCAGCCGACCGGTTCACTCAACTTCAGTCGTCTCGATTCCGCAAGAATTGTTAACGATACCGCAGTCTCAAACCACGATATTTATGCCATCAACTATAACATCCTCCGTATCGAGAATGGTATGGGTGGTTTGATGTATTCCAACTAATTTAATTTAATTTAGCCGCTTACTATAAATGTTTTGGCAATTAGTCTTTCTCATAGGTTTCATTTTTGTTTTAACGTATGATCCAAAAGCGGGTACACTAAACCATTTAGTAGCCGAACCTTTACAAAACGCCGAGTGTAAAGAAGGTCATTACCAAGAGATTCAGTTCGCCCAAAAGGGGTACCAGTGTCCTCCAGAAAAGAGAACACATATGGGTGCGATTATACGAACTTAAAAACTTAGCCCGTATTTTTATATATAAAATGTTTACGCTCGATCGTGATACCGCGACCATAGTTGCCGTGCTCATGTGTATTGTTGCCACAATATACATGTACAGAGAACTCAATAAAACGAAATCAGAAATGGAAGGGGTCAAGGGATTCTATGGAAACCTCATGACTCATTTATCCAGACCAGCTCCAAAATCCGTGAGTGAAGTAGAAATACAAAAAGAACCGGTTTTAGAAACTCAAGTTGAGGAAACTGAAGAAGAATCTTCAGAATAATCATCTTATTCAATTATAACTTGCGAATGAGCAATGAAAAAATATAAAGCAATTGCAGTCCCCGTCACTTTTATAGGTGATAAACCACGATTCCTCACTGTCCGGGATCGAAGATTCAAAGATTGGATTTTCGTCACCGGAGGGTGCAGACGACGAGAGATACCGAACCCGATAAGATGTGCTTTAAGGGAACTCGAAGAAGAAACACGAGGTGTTGTTTCTTTAAAAAAAGGTGAATACACAGAATTTAAATTTGAAGTAACGGAAAGTCCAGGGGTTGAACTTGAATATAATGTTTATATATTTTTTGTCGATTACACTATCCAGGAACAGGCCGAACTTATACGAAAGTTTAACGATGAAAAACAGAAAATGAATCTTAAAAAGATCCAGAAACAACCAATAAAACGTACACACGATGAAAATGATTTTATGAATTTTGAAACACTTTCGGAGTTTAGTACGAAAAAACAATGGGATCGTATAGTCAAAAATATACTTAATAATCCAGAATTTTATGCGTGTGTGACTTCACTCGATAGAAAAACCTTTTGTATTAAATAATGAAGTCAAAGAACTACATTTTGTCTCAAATTCGCGAACTTCTCATTGAACGACACGCATATACTCCAGAGCGTGCCGATAGATATATAGAATTACACCAGGAAGATAAAGTCTATGCACTCCTCGTTTTGAAAAAAAGTCTATCAGAAGAAGAAGAAAATTATCCCGAAGTTTCGTATAGACGCTCCATTTGGCATCACGATTATGAAGATGAATGAATGTATATAAAAAAATAAAGCTACTCTTTGGTAAGTATGTTTAAACGTTGGTGTATAGACCAAGGTTTTGCAAATAACTCCAATCTATCACATGTGCTCATGGACGGCGGTGTTCTGTCCGTGCCATTTGATAGATTGAATGATTTTTATGAAAAATACGTGGACGCGTATACCGCTAGTGAAAAGGTTTTTATCGTCGAACAAAAAACCGAAAATTATAACTTTTTCATGGACCTCGATTATAAAGATGAAGACGAATTATCTTTTGAACAGATTGAAAGTATATGTAAGGTTATATGTGATAAAGTATCAAAATTTGGTGGTAAAGATGCTTTAGTATCCGTCGCCGAACCCAAACCAATCGGGAACCTTATAAAAACGGGAATACATATTAATTGGTCCGGATTTGTCGTAAATAGATCGTCCGCACTGGCTCTACGAGAACACGTTATAAATACATTACATTTAGCGTATGGTTCTCGTAGCTGGGAAAATATAATCGATATCTCGGTATATGGTAGTTCTTCACGTAACACAAATGGAAGTGGATTTCGTATGCCATGGTCACATAAACGGGCAAAACACGAATTGTGTTCGGGACTGGGGTGTGAAACGTGTGAAAATACAGGTAAGGAAACACAAAGTGAATATTTACCAATTTACATATATAAACACGGTCCGTTAGCCATGTTACAAAAAACGGAACAAAATCCAACCGTTAATATGTTACATATGGCAACTTTACGGACAGAGAATACAGAACCGGTGATCGTAGAAGGAATTTTTAAAAAACATGATGAAGGTGCGTTTACAGATTTACAAACGAAAAATGTATTTGAAAATCAGGAAGCTCTACTATTCGTCGAAGAGTTTATACATAAACACGTCGAAGGGCAGGGTTCGGCAAATATCACGAAAATGTACAATTATGAAAATCAGTTTTTGGTTTCAACAACATCAAAGTATTGCGAGAATTTACGCCGTGCACATAATTCAAATCACGTTTGGTTTCATATAACAGGCGATATCATAAGACAAAAGTGTTTTTGTGATTGTGAAACCATGAAAGGACGATTCCATGGATTTTGTAAAGATTTTTCGGGGAGGCAACACCAATTATCAAAGAAGATAACCGATGTACTTTACGAAGATGGTAAGGTTCAAAAATATGTACCACGTAAAAAAACTACAGTTGAATCAAAACCAGACAACGAACTTCTCGAAAAGTTTATAAAAAAGAATGTTTTTATAACAGAGACGTTTTGTATAGAAACATTAAAAAGTACGGGACCTAAAAAGTACACGGTAAGTACAAAGGAGATGTGTCTTACATGTGAACAAAACATATCATTTAAGATCATAAAAAATCAAATTCAACAAGTGTGTAAATGTAAATGTCGCGCACATAATCTCACAGATAAAATTGTGAGTACCTTATAGAATGTTAGCCGTACTCTTAGTTATTGTTATGGTATACTTAGCATCGTCTTTAATTAAAAAAGATACAGGAACGAATCATATAACCCTACTCATACGCGAAACACTCCCTTATTCAGGTTTAAACGAAGTTTTATACAAAGAATTTTTAGCAAACATAAACATGGCTATAGAATATAAATCACACGTCGACATTTCAAAAAAATTGATAGATCGAGCACTTAGAAATTTACGCGAACTCGCACTCTACACCGTTTCCAGTGATTCAAGTGTTATTGAAGAAGTAGATGCATTGGCCAATCAGATAAACGCAGAATTTGAACTTGTTTTAATAAATGAAACACTTAACCGTGCGTAATGTATTTAAAAGAATAAACGTACAATACTCTATACTATGACAAAAGCAAGTGTTACTACACGCACACGGTCTGGACGTGTTTCTAAAGTCCCGGAACGTTTAGATCCGGTAGAGGATCTTCCAGAAGACGATTTTGATGATGATGATTACCAAACAGAATCAGATATCGATAGCGAAGAAGATATAGATCTTATGGAAACGGATGATGAAGATGATTTTACAGACGGGGACGATGACGATATGGATGAAAATGGTAATTTGAAAGGTTTTGTTGTCGATGACGAAGAAGACGACGATGAGTAATAATAAGCTTAAAAAAATAGGTCGCCATTTTATAAATGGAAGCCGACGTTGGAACACCTATCGATTATAATCCAGACGACTTTATACATAAAGACCACGTTGATGACGATGACGAAATAAAACAACGTGAACCGAGAAATAATGAACCGTATTATTTTTCGCATCCGCCGCAACAATATTATGAACCAAATCATTACCAACAACAAAAAAATAACGATATATTTTCGAATTTAGATAAAACGGCGTATGTTATCATATTTGTATCGTTTATTTTAGGTTTTTTCATGGGTAAAACTATGCAACCTGTTATTCTTAGACCTGGATAGGATTACCTTTTAACCAAATATACTTAGACGATGTTTCATGTCCTACAAAATCACCAATTGGACCTAATTCAGGTTCTGTAAAATAAGCGCGACTTACGACGAGTGGGTCATTTAATATATCTTGTGCAACATCGGATGCACTTACATTTTCTGTACCAGATTTACTTTTTCGATCGCCATACAATCGTAAAAATAAACCAGACATAGCTAAGACAATAATTATGGTGATTATGTTTATTATAATACTCAACATACTTACATTTATATAACAAAATTAATTTACGCTTCTTTAGATTCTACTTCTTCACCTTCTTCGACTTCCCCTTCTGTAACTTGTGCTTCATTTGAAGCCTGGGACTCGGCGGCCTCAGCTTCAGCTTCACGTTTTCTCTTTCTTTCTTCAATTTCTTCGGCAACAATGGCATCGGCCTCCTTAACAAGATCCTCCATTGATGCATCCGGCTTTTCCTTTTGCAAACGTTCCAAAACTTCGGCTGGGTGACTGATCGGTGCCTCATCCGGTTTCGTATAATATTTTGAGTTTTCATCACCCGGTTTAATAAACGAAGAAGTACCCGTCGCCATCATATCGCGTTTACGTTCGGCAAACATTTGTGCAGCCAACGCCTGATTTTCCTTGTACCCTGACATGAGCTCTTCGAGCTTTTCGTTAGTGTAATGTGCATCTTCAATTTTAGTATTGTCTGGTGGAATTAACAACCATTTATACATATCAACAACGTAAATATCAAACGTCGCATCCTCTTTTTGAAGACGCTTTGCGTGTGACGCCGCTTCGTCACGGGTCTGAAATGCACCTCTAATCTTGATACCAAACTTATCATTTTTTTGGGGTGCTTCCGGTCCGACGACGGATAAGCACGCGTAAAGTTGGCCGGGGACAGTAGTGTAATCTTGTTCGAGAGACATTGTATTATATGTTAAATAAGGTTAAAAACTTTAAGCCTTTTTCTATACTTAGGTATTTAAAATATACATATATAAAACAAATGATTAAATAAACCTAAGAATACTATTTAAAAAATAAAACATAATTAAATAAATGGAGGAGATACGTAAGTACCATAACGAGGCCAAGCGTATCCTCATCCAATCGGCTACCCGCGAAGGCGACAGTATTTTGGATGTAGGGTGTGGTTTCGGTGGTGATCTCCAAAAATGGAAACACGCGGGGGCAAATATAAGTATGTGTGAACCGAACCCAGAATCACTTAAAGAGGCTAAGACACGCGCAAAGAACATGAAAATACGTGTTAACTTTTACGAAGGTGATATATTTTCGTGTCCCCATAGGAAATATGACGTTATATGTTATAACTTTGCGTTACACTATATATTTGCGACAAAACAATTATTCGAGAAATCACTTTTAGAAGTTAGGAATAGAATGAAACCCGGGGGCGTCTTTATAGGTATCGTACCAAACTCGGATAAAATCATCATGAATACACCCGTCAGAGACAAACTCGGAAACTATTTTTTAATGAAACAAACAAGTTCGGGTAATTTCGGTGAAAAACTGTACGTTCATTTATCCGAAACACCGTACTATGCTGATGGTCCCAAGGTCGAACCCATAGCGCATAAGGATATGTTATTTACTTACATGGAAGATTTAGGATTTACATTAACACTATGGGAAGATCTCGAAGGAAATCCAGTTTCGGAATTATATAGTAAATTTTGTTTCATGTATAGAAAATAGCAAAATATTATATTATGTAATAACAGAAGAATGGTTTTATTATACATTATTATCATCATGATGATGATAATGATAATGGTATTTATACTAGCTATAGTATATAAAAATACATTAGTAAATTCTGATATAGTTCAGGTAGAAGACCCAGTAGACGAGGAAA